TAAGGATCTAATCGTATCAGCACATTGCAGTCTAAATTCAATGTCGTTGCAAGTGCCCCTTTATCCGTGGTTATCATAGGAACACCGGCTGCCTGCGCCTCGATAGCAGTAAGCGCAAAAGTTTCCCAAAAATTGTTTGGGTACAAACAAAGAGAAGCAGAAAGCATCTCGTCTGCAAGCTGCTTTTTTGTCAGCCTTCCTTTGAAATCAATATTGGTAAATGATTTTATTTTATCCATGAAATTAGATTGCTGATCCTTGACGCTACTTTGCCATTCCGCAGTATTTGACCATGTTTTCAATCCTTCCCAACCATAATAAATATCCAGTTTAATCTCTGGGATTGCTTTTGTGAGTCGTTCCCACATATCAATTAAAATATAGAGCCCCCTATCCGGATTGCTACTGTAGATAACCTTGTAAGGATCTCGTCCTATATTAGCCGCGAATAGTTCTTTTCTAATACCCAGTGGGATAACTTGCACTTTTTTATAATCAATCATAGTTCCAAGCCTTTCCGCAATATACTGGCTATGCCATTTGGAAGAGCAGATTATTTTGTCAACTTGGCCATAAAGCGACAAGTCATCAGGGTCCCTGAAAAGCGCATCTTGCATCCAGATAATCTTTTTTGCTTTAGGAAACATCCTAAGTGCATTAAACCATCTCGATGCAACTACTAGGTCTGGCTCTATTGAAATATACTGATTGATTTTTGTATACGGAATATAATAGACTCCATCGTATTTATGTTCTTCTTCGCATGAACAGAATAAAAATACTGTATGTCCTAAGTCCACCAAATCTTTTGATAGTTCAATATATGTTGTCTCGACGCCATGAACGCCTTTCTCATTCAATATTCCTCCATAAACTGGTTCTGGTGTGTGCCCCAATGCCATGAAAATTTTTTGGTGTATCTTCCTGTTAGTCCAACATAAGTTTTCAACAATACGATTATCAATAACTTTCGATATTTCTATGTATTTACCCAGCAATTCCTTGGATTTATGATATTGTTTCATTCGGTCATAACAGATTGAAAGATAATCCAAGGGCACAAAGTTGTATTCACGAGGATTGATAAAGAGAAGGACATTACTTGGAAATGACTTTTTTAGACTTTCCTCAAAGTAATCTGCTGCTTTTTGCCAATTGTGCATATTGTAATAAAGTAAGCCTTTCAGGTTGTAAGCCTCTGCTCTTCGTTCATCTATACCAATAGCCAAATCACATGCTTCAAATGCTTTGTCATATTCACCAATTGATTTCCAACATAAGGCAATGTCAAAAGCGGCCTGCCATCTTTCATCTAAAAAGCTGCTATTGGTGTTAAGATATTTATGATATATATCAATGGTTTTAGTGGTTTCTCCTAAGTCTTTATATGTCCTAGCCAAATAAAATAAGGCCCTTGGATTGTTAGGGTTTTTGACTAAATATGTATTCAATAAATTAATGTATTGCAACGATTTGGCCCGCACAATTTCAGGATTATTTTGACGGTAGTTATGATCATGACGCACTTTAATGTCCGGTGCATAAATGATATCACCGGGTCCGCATACCACCTCATGAACGCCAGGACCTTCAAAGCGCCATTGCCCATTATTCCGCCATAGTCTATTTCGGTAATATTCATTTACCGTTATTTTATCGGTTCCCTCAATGATTTTGGCAGAGACAGCATTCACGCCTTCCTCGGCATACGCTTTTAGTTTTTCAAGCCCATGAAGCACATATTCGTCGGCATCCATAAGAAGGATATAATCGCAAGTCGCCTTTCTGAGCGCTTCATTTTTTGTGTCTACGTAATTTACAAATGGGATCTCAAAAAGTTTTCCATGCGCTTGAATGATTTCCTTGGTATTATCGGTTGATCCGGTATCACAAATCACAAATTCATCCACAATATTCTTAACAGAATCAATGCAACGCTGAAGGATCAATTCTTCATTCTTTACAATCATTACAAGAGATATCGTAGCCATTATACTTTCCTTGCCAAAATAAATACGCTTGGAGTGCCAAAGCCATCGTAATGATAGGATTCAATGACTTCAAAACTATTGGCCATTAAACAATCACACAACATTTTTTGTGAAACTCCGCTTCGATGAAACATGCCTTCTGCATTTGGCATATCTTCTGTAGCCCCGGATGGATGGATGCCATCTTTAACTTGTGATCCATAGATAGTATAGATGTACCAGTTCCATTTTCGCTTCTCTGATGCTTCAAGAAAGGCCTTGCATACCAATTCAATATCTGGAACGCCTATATCCAGCCATCCGCCGTCTTTAAGTATCCTGCTAAACTCATGTATTGTTTTCGCAATATGCCGCTGGGGTAAATGCTCCAGCACATGATGACAAGTAATTGCATCCATACAGGTGTCCTTGAAAGGCATGACCCGAATATCGCCATTTACATCGCCATTATCTATGTCCATGTTGACATAACCATCAATCTGAGCATTGCCACATCCAGCATTCAATCTAAGGGATTGTGATTCATTCACATAATGGCTTGCTTGCCATTCCAATAGTCGCTTGCGATTCTCATTTAACATGGTGTAATCAATATTCATTCGTATTCCTTAGGAATACTGCCTACAATATTGGCTAGTCTACCAGTATTATTAAAGTAAAAATCCCCCCATTTCGCCTTCAAATACTCATTGGTTTTCTCGCCAATATCTTGATTGAATAACACCCTCTTATATGTGTGATAAACAACGCTGGGTGATATTCCTATCTTGAACCCAGCATGTCTTATGCTGATACAATAACTTGTGTCTACAGAGGTATTTGCGTCAGGCAAATTCAAGTCAGGCTTTATATTCCCAACAAGATTCCTGTCTACCATCATGAAATAGCCAGGAGTCCATGGCACTTCATTGAATGTAAGGCTATCAGAACCCAACTTATATTCAGGATCGAAGGTAGAATAAACACCAACCATAGCAACCTTATGTGTGACTAAATTATGGACGGCCACCTTCAGGATATCGCTGTCCATAAAACGGATATCATCGTCGAGGAACACCCAAAAGCGCTTGTCAGTGCATAAAAAGTCTTGCCTAAGCATCTCCATGTTTTTATTGATACCACCTTCATTAACTTTTATAATCAAAGGAGCCTCCGGCAAATATTGCTTCACCGAGTCTAGCAGTCCAGGCAAGTACTGAGTTCTATGTGTAAATGTCCCCATTACGATATCTCTCTCTAAAATATCTGGCATCTAAAACCTCCAAGGAGCAGGATCAGTGCAGAGCAACCATTTATAAACGACCGGGCCATTGCCTGCTGCATCATTCTTGAGAGTAATCCTTATAAGGTAATCATGTCCTGGATAAGCAATTGCCATAGTGGCCTGTCTGAGGTCCACATTTGGCACATTAATGGTGTCATAAATGGTTTGGCCTTCGGTCCAACCATTAAAACCAATTTCAAGTTTAACATAGCCTGAACCGCCATTTGTGCTATCAGACAGGGAACAAAACGTCACACAATATTGGGGATCATCATCCCTTACTGTGTATGCGCCAGCAGCAGGGGTCCCAGTAACGTTTAAACGATTTGATGTGGTGCTGTTGACAGTAAAGTCGGTCCCAGCAGAATCTTTAAGCGTCGTGTTTTTAAGTTCGTCAATAAACCAAGCCTTGCTGGTATCTTCCAAGAACCCAGAACCGACACTTGTGGAAGTTCCAGAATCTATCGTTGTAATGTCTGTATATATTTTCGCGACAAATCCGAAACTCCGAAGTGGCGTATTATCCTCGCCGTTATCTAACTTGCTCTGATAGACCCTAGCGGGATAGGTCGAAGGGTCAGGGTCCATTCTTTTTGTTTCATCGTCAAAAGCATCAAAGATGGCAAATTGTGCCCAACTGATTTGTTGGAAATTCATCTTCATTAGCTCAAGCTCGATTGCTTTATGGTCCGCATAATTATCCACATAAGGATGAGGGTTATCTGAATCAAGTTGAAAAATGATATTTCCAGAAGCGTCTCTCCCCCGTAGTCCATAAACACCTGAGCCTAAGTTTCCCCAGAAGCCACGTTCCTGGCCGGAAATCTCTATTTTTATGCTGGGGGCATCACTTAACGCATCGGTGATTAAAAGCTGACCGGATACTATCTCATGAGCGCTTAGGTATGTTGATGGCCACCACTCATAGATAGTTACGGCACTACCAGATGCGACAAACAGTTTGACATACCGAGCTTCTATATTGCTTGGTAAAAGAGCTATGAATTTTCCCGTAGTAGCGTCTCTCGTTGTTGTGAGATAATTGACCTGTGCATTGGCTTCGGTCCCGTACTGTGTCAACCTACTACCGGCAACTAAAACATGGTTAGTGTCTCCGGCGAAGTATGTCCAATCATTATCCTCTTTTGCACGCATACCGAAATAGATATTGGCATCTTTATTCAGCCAAAGCAGTTGCTTCTGAAAAATATGCGTATTAGGATAAGTATAAAATATTTCGCGCCATGCCATCAGGTTACCGTAATGCCTCCAGAATCCAATGTTCCATCATAGATAGCTTCCTCGTCTCCTGTTATGCCGGTATCTATTTCAATACCAACAGTCACATAACTATCGAATGGCCGGTTTGCTACTGCATCTGCCTCAACCGCTGAATTAATAGTATAGACGCCAGCAGAAGGGGTTCCGTTGATTGTTAAAGTGTCTGAAGTATTAGAAATTATTTCATAAACTCCATAAGATGTATAATCAACCAGAAAATATCCGATCCACTGGTCTACAACCCATGATTTGTCAGTATCCGTAAGGAAATTCTCTCCCACAGTTTCCGATGTGCCACTGTCACTTCTTCCTGAATATTGAACAAAATCATCTGCGCTACCAATTTGTATATATATCGTACATCTGATTTTTCTGTGCGCCACTATCTCTGCTGCTGTTAAGTGTCTGAAATATGTATTAGTATCTACATAAACCCAAGCGCCCCAGGCATCGTCTTCGACCTTGGTTCGTAGAAGAAATCCCCAAAAGTCCCTCTCTGCGTTAATATCCCATACAAACTGAACACCACCGAGTTTTGAAATTCCAACTAAACCTGTAGGCTCGGCAGGGTGGGGATTAGTACAAGTTATTTTAGAGGGCCATTCAGATTCATATCCATCATCCGTCCTTCCCCATATTTTTATATCAAGAAGTGGTCTAGGATTTATAAGTCCAGCAGCTGCGCAATCCTCTGAATTCATACTATAAGTATATGTGTCTTCCGTAGTTGTAACAATACCTTCTCGCAATAAAGTCTGTGTAGCTGTATCAAGAACCTGGTATCGAAAACTCGTGTAGGTTACTACCGTTAGGTATAGGCCAGCCCCTGTGGGTTCTTGCCCAGCATCATACCAAACCACTGCATGGGCGTTCCATTCTACAGTAAGGTCCGTGCCATACCAGTAGTTTTGGTTATTCATTTCTCCCTTGACACGCAAGCCTGTTACGGGTGCATAAGGCCGCAAGTGAGCCCCATAACCATAGTAGTATAATTCTACTGTCTCCCCCTGGGTAGGAGTTCTCGTGCCAGAAACGGCAAAAACGTAAGTAGTTCTTGGATTAAGGTCATATATGTTTGCCGAAAGACCCGTTGTATCACCCCAGTAGGTCCAAATATCAGGCTCTAAATCTTTCTCTTTGAACCAGATATAGAATTTGAGAGCTATACCTCGCCAGGTTAATTGTGCGAAGCCTCGACCATAGGGATCTTGCCATCTGAAAAATTCTCTAGCCTCAAGGTTGGATACCAAAGGTATATCGGTAATCGGAGGATCTTCAGATACAGGCAAATCGGGTGTGTAGACGTCCACATCATACTCAAGAGCAGTAAGCTTTCTACTCAAATCGCCTGCCTTAATGATATTGATTACCCGAAAGTCCCCTGCCAATGCCGTTATGCGCCCAAAAGTATAAACGGCATCGGCGGCTGGAATATTGGTCCAAGTGCCAGATAGTGTCAAAGTATCTGTTGTGGTCTCTACACCAACAGCTTGTAGCGTCTGAGTTTCTAAATCGTCATATCCGTCCGTATCCACATCCGTTTGATGCCTGACCATGATTTGATAAGTTATATCAGGCTGCATTGTTACTTCACGGTCTATGGTTACGGTATTGCTTGTGGCAGACACTACCCTCCCCGAATATCCCCATTGCGGTACATCATGAGACACCCAAATTAGGTCCCCAACCTGACATGCTATAGCATCAATATCCACATCAAAGCTTACAATCTTTTTAAGAACCTGATTACAGGCCATCATGTATTGGCCGTGATAGATTCCGAGAGACCTTGAAGTACATCCAATAAAATCTATCTGACTTTTTTCGATATTTGTATCACTGTCCTCTTCGTAATCTTGCCGATTTACCTGTACCATTTGTCTTGTGTGCCCATGAACGGAATCATAGTAGGTAACTTCTAGTGAGTTTGCCCTATTTTCCTCCCGCATATAGTTGATCTGGAACGAATCTTTCTTGATATTGCCAATGGTGAATAACTGCGCAGGATCGCCGGGTTTATCCATTATGACGCCAAAACTGGTACCTTTTTGGACCACTCGACCCCACCCTAAAGTTTCAATTAGTCCTAGTGCTTGAGTAAACTTGCGCGTAGTGTCAAAATAGATATTGGCCCTGAAAGCCTTTATAATCGAATATGCCCCAGCGGCAGGTGTTCCAAATACTGTCAGCCGTGTCGAAGTGTTAGATTCAATGACAAACAAAGTGGAGGCAGAATCTTTAAGTGTCCATCCTGCCATGATGTTGGTTTTCCATGCCTTACCCGTATCGTCCAAATAGTTTTCACCAACTCCAGTCGCTGTACCTGAATCTACAGCGTTTCTGGCAATATCGTTGTCATCGCACCAGTTCGCCCAAGACAGGAAGTCAGCATAAATCATCCGGGTATAAGAAATGCCATAGCCATAAGTATCATTTATGTGCATATCGTAGGCAATCCAGGCGGGATTATCGGCAGGCTTTGTTACCCAAGCAGCTCCATCATAGACATCGACAGTTAAGCGTTTAATAAGACAGCTTACACTTGGAATCGCTCCTTGCACTTCATCTGTAGCCACCGCCTTGATCGCAAGCAATGATGTACCAGGATAACTAAAATCATCCGTTAGAATCAGTTGCATGTACTCAAACCAACATTCGGTCATCCAACCAGTTTCACCAACATGAGGTGGCGTTTCTGCATAGAATGCCCTTACATTGTATTCATCGTGTTCTAGGTACTCAAAGCTGACGGTTTCTCTAAACGCGCTATTCCTATTGTCTGTAACCGTGATAGTTTGTCCTGTCCATGGATCGGTGATTGCCGCAGATGAACTCCTAATCTCCACGCTGATTTTTACAGTGACAGATTTAAGCTGTCCATCATCAAAATGATACAGGCCCTTTGGAAACAGTAGTCCCACCTTCAAGGCATCGTAAGCATCGCCTGTGGTTTCTACCTCTATCACGGAAAGAGCTAGTTCGCCCAAACCGATCCAGCTAACATAACATTCTGGTTCAGCATCACTAGCAGTTATCCTTGCCTGGACATCGTATTGATTGGCAGTAAGAGCAGGAATAATAATACTTAGGCTTCCACCGTATGTTGTACCCGTTACCGATTTGGTAGTCCAAGAGCCAACTGGATCAGTTACTCTATATTGGACTTCTATCGTATATGTTGCAGGAAAGTCTATCCATCCAACCTCCCCGCCATAATACACTCTATAATACCAACCATTAGGGAAGGTACATTCAATTCTTAGATAAGTAATATCAGTCCCGACGGTTTTTTTGGGTGGGTCTGGAGCAAAAGAACCTGTGAGTGTAACAGTCGGATTGTCGGTTAAATCATTGAACCAAATTGTTTTCGCTAGACTGGCCGGTAATTTTCTATTGACAGCCACTTCATCAATGGTATCGTTAAAATACTCAATTACTGGTTGATCTAAGTCGCCTAGCCTTATTTCGGGTTTATTGTCCGCATAGAAACTATAATTCTCTACTCCGGAATCATTGATTTCAGTTTCGCTTATGCTATCAACGGCATGATCCGCAACACCATAAAGCAAATTGAGGCACTGTTTATCTCCCTGCATGGAAGTGTTTTTGGCAATTAAAGGAGGGTACACCCTTGCGGTTCCGTAAATGACTGACCACGGTGTGCCCTCGTTTTGAATATTCTGACTAACATCCCAAGAATAAGTAGGACTGCCATACCCAAGCTCAGGAACATCAGGGATCTGCGGTCCAAGCATAGCATTGATAAGCATGGAACCGCCTAGAATGATAGCCCCGGCAACGACCTTCCCTGTGATTGACAATGCCCCAGTAGCAGTAGTAAGGCCTAGTAAGCCTGGCCCTGCTATATAAGGTGCAACAAGCATCAAGCCTATCATCGCAATAAGGCCAAGAATGTTCTTGCCGCCACCAGGCCCATGCGGGACAGCACAGAATACCACATTGTCACCAGGCTTAATTATGGTATGAGAGATTAAGTCTTCTGCAATAAGACCACCATTTAAGCTTGCTACAATCTCCAAATCTTCTGGGGCTGTGTTGAAAATTTCTTTAACGTAAGGCTGAATGCCTATCTCTTCTTTCCAGTCCACAACCTTTGTAATCCTGGAAGTGTAAGGCTGAAAAGGGTTCGTTATAGCGGTTATCAGTATCTGGTTATTGTCCAACATATTCATAAAAGCCTTCAATTTTTCGACTAAAATATAAATGATCCAATCTAGTCCGTACTGATTGTGTCTTATTCAACGTATGGATAAATTCATTATCCCCTATGTAAACGCCCAAATGATTGCATAACTCTGGTACATCAGGGTCAATCCGCATCACAACAATACAAGGAGCTTCAGGCTCTTTTAATCGCTTCCATGATTTGGATAACCGTTCAGTATTAACCTTTTCATCTATCTGATTGGTATCAAAGCACCCTATCTTATAGTCAGGTAACTCAATTCCAAATTCCCTAAACACAAGCATTACAATACCCAAGCAGTCGGCACCTTTAAAGTCTCTGCCGCCGTCTACGAAAGGAACACCTATGAATTTACGAAAACTAGCCAACATATATTCCTTTCTGGCCAACCCCAGGAGCACCGCCAAAACGTTCAGAATTTTCTAATACCCGACATCTCGTAAGAGTTCTGTCACAACCAATAATATCAGCTGGATCTTCTGTTGGATACAACCTCTCATCCTCTCCTTCTGGGAACCCACACCGATCCCCCTTAAAGACTTTGTACCGACAAAAGTTCTTCATAATCCTGGACCTGGGCCATCGCTTGTCATAAGGGCTTGGAGCGCCAAGTACGAAACTGGCCCATTGACTATCTGCCCAAGCATCTACACACTCAAAGACCAATTCAATTTCAGGGTCTGTGAGGTCTAAATGTGCCGAATGAACAACGCGAATGATTACTTCAGATCCAACGCCACCGTTTGCAAGCTCCATGTACCCGACTATTTCTTGAGTAACACTCCCTACTCTAATGACAACCTGTGGTTTTTCTCCTTTTGCCGACTCCCCAAGCGTGTCCATTTCAAAAGGAAATGCTACATAC